CTAATTAAAGGAAGAATCGGTAAAATTGCATCTTCTTCAGTCTCATTACCTAAGTAAGATTGTGAGATTAATTTTTTAGTAGAGATTGTTCTCTCTGTTAAATCAACACCTGCTCCATTTGCTGGATCATAAGCGTCACCTCTAGGGTCTAAGTTACCTTTTGGTGCACTTCCAGAAGCTGTTTGGTTAGCTGTAAATTCAGCATAGCCACTATCTGGTAGTATTGGGATAATCATGTTTGCAGAACTCATTGGGATTTCTCTAAATAGAGGTGCCAATACTAGCTCGTTTTGAATATCTCTTTCAATATTGGTTGAAACGATTTGCTCAAAATCTGCTGATGATACTTCAACACCTGATTGTTGATTTACCTTTTCCATCACACTTTTCGCATGGTCATTGTCCCATCCTTTACCAGTAGCTAAACCAGCAAATTTTGCGTCAATAATATCGTTTTCGAAGTCTTTCTTCCAGTTGCCTGAACCTTGTCTATCAGAGAAATGTCTTTTAGATTCACGAATGCTCATGATTTCTTCAGATTTTTCTGCTAATTGCTTTTCAAGTTCATTTACAACGGTCTTTAAGTCTTCATTTTTTTCATTGACTCTAGTCTCTAGGTCGTTCATTAGCTTTTCAGCACCTGTTAACCCAGCTTCAACTATAGTCTTTGTTTCTTCCTGTTTTGCTTCTTGAGCAGCTTTCTCTTCAGCCTCAACTTGAATTGCTTCTTGTTGTGCTTTTTCTTCAGCTGCCTTTGCTTCGGCTTGCTTCATTGCAATTTTAGCCGCAGTATCTTCTGCAACTTTTTTAGCAAATGCTTCAAGGTCGATTGAAGTTTCAGGAGATTTATTTTCTTCTGACATATCAGTCTCCATTGATGAGGATTTCTCCTCGCTTGGCTGCTCAATCTTAACAGCGTCTGCTGATTCAACTGAGTTAGCCTGTAAAATTTGTTTTTGGTAGCTTCTGTAATCTTCCATACTATCAAATGATTTTGCAAGTCCAAAGGTTGCCCCTTGGTTACATGGCACTGATACTACTGAAACTTCAAAAAGCTCCGCGTCCTTTATTTTATATCCGTCGGTTTCCGTCATATATTCTGAATCCTTGCATCTAAAACCTACGGAAAACGCTCCAAGGACTCCATCTTTAACTAATTGGGTTATATCACCTGCGGCTTTTGATATCTTTGCAGTGATATCTAAACCTTTATCTGTGACTTCTAAACCAGTGGCTCTACCAATTGGTTTATTATAATCATGGTTAAAAAGAATAATTGGATTACCTTTAAAGTTATCTAATCCACCTTTCATCCATGCTTCAGTCTCGATAATATCTCCAGCTCTATCTAGTCCATTTGTGCTTGCAGAACCTTTAATATTAACTCCGCCATCATCAGTTTCCCCTAATGATTTAAAAGTACTAGTCCAGTGATATATCTTTTCGTTATTTTTTGACATCTTTAACCTCTTTTTTAGCAACTTTTTTAGGTGCAGGTTTTTCAACCTTTACTTCAACAGCTGCTACCGAGACAGGATATCTTTTCTTGACAACTGACATAACTCTGCTCCAAGATCCAAATGCTCTTCTAAGCAAATAGTCTTTTACAGGTACATCGTTGCCATGTGATTTGTATGTAGCTAGATCGATTGTCTCAACGCCTTCTGACGCCATGAAATCGGATAAAGCCTTTACCATCATGTCTTTTGTCATTATTGCTCCTCGCTTGGCGGAGTTTCGCTTGGGCGACCGCCTTCTTCGGGATTTGCGGCTGAACCTGCGATATTCGCAGGAACTCTTGGTTGATCAAATCCACTGATTTCTTCAAGTCTTAATGCCTCCCTTGCCTCATTCGGTGTCATTATACCTGAGTTTACAAGTGTAGCATAATAGCTTGCTTGGTCTCTTAACTCAGGTTGTAAAGCAGGTATTCCGCTTATATTCTCATCAAGTTTGAAACCGAAGTATCTCTCGAAAGCATACTTAATTTTATTAGTAATTGGTAGTATGGTTTCTAAATAATATAATCTATGGTTTGGTCTAATGTTTGCATTATTACCGCTATCCATTAAAATTGGTGGTACACCTAGCGCCTCTAAAATGATTTTTTCATTATTAGAGATTGCCTCTTGGAAATCTAAATTTTTAAAATTAATTTCACTAAGGTTTTCCACTTCTAATCCGCCATCTAAGAAGAGAGGGCGTCTTCCACCAGACTGTGGATTGTATCTAGCAACCCAAGCCTGTAACATTCTCTCTTTGATTTTCTCAGAGAGTGTGTTTGGTGATTTCAGTACCAATCCTGGTACTGCTCCATTTTTAAAGAAGTTATCCTGAAACCGTCTCATGCTTCCTAGTAACTGCATAGTTCTAAAAGCTGGTTTCAGTCTTGGTACTCCTCTATAAATAGAATTAAAACTGTTTTCTTTAATATGTATAATTTCTGAAGGTTTGTAATCTATTGTGTGGTCATAAGTAAATTTTTCAATATAAGTACTCTCATCACTGTGAATAGTTACATGTTCTGCTGGAAGATGATAGAGATGTCTACCATCAAAATAAACAAATATATTTCCATCAATCATTAAGTCTATCAAAAGATTTCTTTTAAATGTGCTTACATCTTGAAATGGATTAGGTTCTTTGTTTAAAAGTAAGTCTACTCTAGTTCTTCTAACATCTTTTTTAATTGGACTAATACCTAGTATTTTTTCTCCAATATCAAAAGGTACTTCAGCGGAATCATCTACAATCATATTGACTGCTCTATTTACAACCTCTAACTGCTCATATGCTTGTCGATAATTAGTTACATTTTCACGGCTGTCTACAGTAATACCCTGGTCTCTGGATATCACATATTGGGCAGGATTCTCTTTCTCCTCCCTTTGTATTCCTAATAATCTATCGTACCATGCCATGTTTGTTCCTTTGTATCTCCACCCAGTTTTGTTGCTTCTTTGCTGTTATCAACTTCGGTCTTTTACCATAAATGTTATGTAATCTAAGGTGGTGCATATGACATAAAGTAACAGCTTGGTTATAAACTTGTTCTTCGTTTTCTTTTATAAATTGCTCTCGAAGTCCTAGTATTTCTTCTTCCGTTGTTATCGCAATGTCTTTATCTTTCATCCACGATTCAAGTAATTCAGTTAGTCCGTTAAAGTGATGAAAGTCCAGATTCTCCGTACTTCCACAGATATAACAATGCGTGTCTTTCTTATATTTCGACTTGGCCTTGTCACGAACATATTTAACTAAATCTCTTTTTAAAGTCATAAACCTACTTGTATAATAGAATTTTAACAAAATTTTGAGCGTATGTCAAGAACTATTTTTTCAAGGAGTTATTAGAATGTGGTGGCGCTTGTCTCGAACGAATAAAGAGCGTATCGAAGCGCGTCTGCCATGTGAGATGCATAGTTATGCTTAGGTTTTTCCTTTAATAAATTTGGATTTGGATCCCATTGATATTGGTCTAAACAAAGTAATGATTCCTTACAGGCTTGATGTACATATAACTTATCATTGTCTACTATACCACCAACTTGTCCTATCCCATCTAGTACTGATTTTTTCGCATTGATAGTAGTAATATCATAGTTTTGTGCAAAGTCAAATCTTGTTTGCTGGGCCGCAGAGTCAATATAAATATAGTCTATGTCCCATTTTTGTATTAATTTTCTTATTTCCATTGCGTGTTGTTCTGTAGTTCTTTCTGAATCTAAGTACTCATCCAATAGATAATATTGTTGTTTATCCCAATCATATGCAATTACACAGAAAGCTGTTGGGTCTTTATAACCTACGTCCATTCCGGCAAATACATCCATTCTACTAATGTCAATCTCAGCTAAATCTACTACACATTCTTCATGATTAAATGCCCAGACTTGTCCTTCAAATACATTGAAGTCTGCCATATACTCTTGGTTGAACTCAGCTTCAGACATTGTCTTTCTTGCTTCATCAATATCAGTTTGTGATAGTCTAGGATTCTCATGGTAGGTTGCTCGAACAGATGCCCATTCAGGAAACTCATCAGAAAAACCACGATGCCAAAACTCTGCAAACCAGTTATTTCTACCCCGAGGAGTAGAAATGAATATGGCTTTTGAATTTTGTTTATCTAATGTGGGTCGTAGTGCGACGTTGAAAGCGTCTTTTCCATCCACAAGGGCGGCTTCGTCGAAGATGATAAGATCATAACTTCTTCCCACGACTGAATCCACTTGGTTAACTGAACCCATACGGATTGTAGACCCATTAGATAACTCAATGACTTTATCTTTTGCATTGTCTCTTGTT